TCGTTTGTCAACTAATATTGCGAAGAATTGTCGTTTTTTTTATTGTTTTTGTATTTTCAGCTGGTTGCGCTTATATTGTGATTGTTCGCTGTTTGCCTGGGGGATTTTATGTCGTCGACTCGTGAAAGACTGATCAATGCAATTGGTGATAATCCTTCTCCTGTTGTTGCGTCTGAAAAACGTCCTGTTGGTCGTCCGTCTCTTTATAAACCTGAATACTGTCAAAAGGTTATTGATCTCGGAAAGCAAGGTTTTTCGCCGGCTGAAATGGCCGCTGATCTCGATGTTGATCGCGTGACTTTGCGTGATTGGGCGGAAAAACACGAAGAATTTTCTTCAGCTCTCACACGCGCGAAAAACTTCGAGCAGAGCTGGTGGGAAAAACGTGGTCGCGAATCGCTCGGCGCGAAAAACTTTCAAAGCTCCGTTTGGTCTAAGTCCATGACTGCTCGGTTTAAAGACGATTACACTGAGCGCCGTGAATTGACCGGCGCCAATGGCGGCGCGATTCAAGTTGAAACAAAGGCGCTGTCGGTCGATGATTTTGATCCTGACGATTTGGCGTCGCTTGAATTTCTCGTCCAGAAGGCAATCGCAAAGCGCGATACTGGATCTGATGAATGACGTTGATCAAGCTTAATGGCGTCACGATTGACGCTGAAGACACGCTGCGGCGGATCGAGCGGCGCCGGCTGGAAGCGTCGCTCTATGACTTCTTCGTTGCTGCATGGCCTCACATTGATTCGGCTGAGTTCGCTCATGGTGGCTATGCTCTCCAAGCTATGTGCGCTCATCTCGAAGCTTGCACTTATGGTTACATTCCTAATCTTTTGATAAACGTACCTCCGCGCTTCTCTAAGTCGACGCTGGTTGGAACGATGTTTCCGGCTTGGGTGTGGGCCCAGAACGATAACAGCTCACTTGCCGGCGCCGGCGCTCAATTCTTGCATGCGTCTTATTCGATGGCTTTGGCGTTACAGGATTCAGTCAAGTGCCGGTCGCTGATCGAGTCGGACTGGTATCAGCACCTTTGGGGCGATCGTTATGCGCTACAGGCTGATCAGAACACCAAAACACGGTTTAATAATGACAAGCAGGGCTTCCGCAACACGACGTCGGTAGGCGGGTCCACCACGGGGCTGGGCGGCTCGTACCTGATAGGGGATGACCTGAACAACAGCGCCGAAGCGAACTCCGAAGCCATAATCCAATCCACTATCGAATGGTGGGATACGGCTTGGTACAACCGACTCAATAACAGCCGCCCAGGCAAGGGGTGCCGGATTGTCGTAGCCCAGCGCCTATCTGAGCAGGACATCTCCGGCCATGTGCTCGAACGACAGATTGGCGCTTGGACTCACTTGTGCTTGCCGATGCGGTATGACCCCAGCCGGAGCTTTCACACGGTGCTGGTTCCCGCTGGGGCGGAGGGCAATGACGAGGATTTGGTGTGGGAAGACCCCCGTAGTGAGGCGGGGGAGCTCCTGTGGCCGGAGAGGTTCGGGGAGGAGCAGGTTGTCCTGCTTGAGAAGACCCTAGGCCCGACGGCGGCCAGCGGCCAGCTGCAACAGCTACCCCAGACAGCCGGCGGCGGGATTATCAAGACTGACTGGTGGCAGCTATGGGCGGATGATCATTACCCGCCGATGGATTTTGTGATTGCGGCGCTTGATACTGCTTACACGATGAAGCAAGAGAACGACTTTTCGGCGCTGACGGTGTGGGGCGTGTTTTCTGGCAATGCTGACACGATGACGACACGGCACGTTAACAGATACGGCAAAGAGATTGTTCACGATACGCCGGCGCAATTCCGTTCCAGCCTTGACGCGATCCCAAAGGTGATGCTGATGGCGGCATGGCAGGAGCGGCTACCCCTGCACGAGCTGGTGCTGAAGACTGTGCGTAGTTGTCGTGAGATGCAGGTTGACAAGTTGCTGATTGAGAACAAAGCGGCGGGGCATAGTGTGGCACAGGAGCTCCGGCGGCTATATGCGGGGGAGGGGTTCGGGGTGGAGTTGTATGACCCTAGGGCCTTGGACAAACTGGCACGGTTGTATTCCGTGGAGCATATTTTTGCTGAAGGCATGGTGTTTGCGCCGGATCGGTCTTGGGCGGATATGGTTATAAATCAGGTGGCTACGTTTCCAAAAGGGAAGCATGACGACTTGGTGGATACGGTGAGCATGGCGATCAGGAATTTGCGGGATTCCGGCTTGCTGATGCGAAGCTCCGAGCGTATGCGTGAGCTTGAGGATTCAAGGGCGTATCAGGGGTCTGCCCCTCCTCCGCTGTATCCTGTTTGAGGGAGGCTGGGTTGGTTGAGCGTGTTTTGGCGAATGCCATTGTTGATGAGCTGGAGTTGCCGTCAGTAAGTGGGCTGAGGCAGTATAGGGTGGAGGTATGGGGGATGGAGCCCCATGACTATAGTCGGACCTATACGATTGTCGGCAAGTCTGATACGCTTGCGGCGCAAGAGGGGCTTCGGCTTTTTGTCGAAGAAATCGAGACTTTGCTTTCTAAGAAGGGATAGCCTATGCCTGTTGCGGGCCTGATGCCGAATCTGCGTCTTCCTGGTGTTGAGGCTCCGGCTTCTTCTGATGAAGATGTTGAGATTGAGATTGTTGACGGCGCCGATAAGGCTAATGCCGATGACGATGGTAATGTTCTTGAGATTGAGCATGGGGATGGCTCGATCAGCATTAGCATTGACGGCAGGTCTTTGCAGGATCGTGAGGACCAACCGCGTGGTGGCTGGTTTGATAATCTGGTTGACGATATTGATTCGGGAACGCTTTACAGCATTGCCGATGAATTATTGCGCGGAATTCGGGATGATCTTGAAAGCCGGAAAGACTGGATTGAAGAACGCGCTCAGGGCTTGAAGCTGCTTGGGCTGAAGATCGAAATTCCCGGATTGCAGGGGGCGAGTGATGGCGCACCTGTAGAGGGGATGAGCAAGGTGCGCCATCCGTTGCTTCTTGAGGCGGTGCTGCGGTTTCAAGCCAATGCGCGTAGTGAGTTGTTGCCGACTGACGGTCCTGTGAAAACGAGGATTGATTCAAACGGTTCGACAATTCAGCAAGATGAGCTTGCCAATGCTCTTGAGAAAGATTTGAACCATTATCTGACGACAACGGCATCAGAGTATTATCCTGATACGGATAGAATGTTGTTGATGTTGGGATTTGGCGGCAGCGCGTTCAAGAAGATTTATTTTTGTCCGTTGCGTGGCAGGCCGGTGAGTGAGTCTGTTGATGCTGATGATCTGATTGTGAACAATGCTGCGACTGATTTGCGTAATGCCAAGCGTGTGACGAATAGGACGTTTATGCGTCCAAGCACGTTGAAGCGGTTGCAAATTCTTGGCGTGTATCGTGATGTTAATTTGACAATGGCGCCTAATACGCAATTGGATGCTGTTCAGCGTGAAAAAAATTCGATGCAGGGCATCAAGCCTGAGTCGTTGAATCCCGAAGATCGTGATCGTGAGATTTACGAGTGCTATTGTGAGCTGGATCTGCCTGGCTTTGAGCACAAGTATAAGGGTAAGGTGAGCGGTCTTGAGATTCCGTATCGTGTGACAATTGATGTTTCTTCGAGAGAAGTTTTGTCGATTGTTCGCAATTACGATGAAGATACGTCTGATTTGCCCGAAGCACGTACAAACTTTGTTAAGTATACGTTTGTGCCGGGGATTGGGTTTTACGATATTGGGTTGCTGCATATTTTGGGGAACACGACAAATGCTATCACGGCTGCGTGGCGCGAGTTATTGGATGCGGGGATGTATGCCAACTTCCCTGGGTTCCTTATGGCGGATACTGGTGCTCGCCAGAATACGAATATCTTTCGTGTTCCTCCTGGCGGAGGCGCGTTGGTTAAGACTTCGGGTTTACCTCTTAACCAAGCGATAATGCCATTGCCGTATAAAGAGCCGTCACAAGCGTTGATGGCTCTTGTCGAGAATATGGCACAGACGGGTATGCGGATTGGCGGCACTAGCGAAATGCAGGTTGGTGAAGGCAAGTCTGAGGCTCCTGTCGGAACGACGCTTGCTATGATCGAGCAAGCGACAAAAGTTCTGAATGCTGTTCATAAGCGGATGCACGCTTCGCAGGCGGAAGAGTTCCAACTGATTGCAAAATGTTTCCGTGAACATCCTGAGAGTTTCTGGCAGAGAAACCGCAAGCCGGCTTTGCCTTGGGACGAAGAGACTTTTATGAAGGCTTTGGATGATTGCAATATCATTCCACAGGCTGATCCTAATACTGCGTCTCATGGCCAGCGTATGATGAAGCTGGCTGCGTTGAAACAGATTACGCAAGGTAATCCTAATTTCAATCAGGATGCGATTGATCTTGAAGCATTGCGTGAAGTTGGTTGGAGCAATCCAGAGCAGTTTATGTTGCCGGAAGGCCAGCGCAATAAGCCTTCGCCCGAAATGTTGCAGGCGATGGCCCAGTTGGATCTTCAGAAACAGTCTGTTGAAGCCAAGACAAACCTTACACATGCTCAAGCGCAAGCTGAATTGGCTCGTGTGCAGCTTGATGTTGCCAAGGCACAGCAAGAAGGGCAGGGCGGGCAGGGTGGTC